CGTCTGACAGTGTCCTAGGCGAAACCATCCCGGGAGCAACTACGTCAACTATCGTACCGACCAAAGAAGACGCACCAAGGGGCGCTACAGTGTGCGAAGCATACATGCGCGAGGGTAAGTGTGGCTCGTGCCGTGCGTGTTGGTCTAAAGACACTGAGGTCGTGGCATATGTGGCCCATGGTAAAAAAATGGAACGTACACTCATTAAACTAAAAATGGTGGCATGAGTTGACAACAGTTTTGGGGTGGTGTAGTGTCGCCCCCTGAATCGTAGGTTGGCCGAACGGCAAGGCGACGGTCTGCAAAACCGTTTAAGCGGGTTCGATTCCCGCACCTACGTCCAATTTGAAGAGGTACGGCATGAAACATATATATACAGAACGATTTGAGATTGGCATCCACGACGACCGCCTGCGCGGTTGGTTTGAAGACAATGAATTAGGCGATGAATTAGGAGGGGGTCTATGGTTTGAAGCCGACGGTACTTTATATGACTATGATGGGGTTTATATGGTTCCTTTAGAAGTTTTATACGCACTAAAAGAGGACGGTTTTGATGTAGAGGCAATGGAGGACGGCCATGTCAACAATGACTTATCGTGATGACGACTACGACCCCATGATTAAATGGGTAATTGAGGAGGTCATACAGGCCATAACAAATACTGAACCTAATGTCTACAGCGACGAACAGTGGATGAGCCTATACGATGCCCTACAAGGTGATATTGATTGCGCTGAAAAGCATTACAGAGAGTACCAGAGCGAATGCCAAGGTGAAGCACTCGCACAACAGGAGGACGCATACCATGATTAAACGAATACATGTAAATCAGCACAACATACGTGCGAACAGTAAAGGCGAGGACTTGCCGGTATTTACGGTCAAGACCTACAAAGAGAACCTGAAGGGTGAGCGTGTTGTCATCAAGGGCGACAGTGAGCTAGTGTACAGCCCAGACAAACCACTAGACTGTGGGGCGAAGGTCTGGATTGAGACGACAGCGGATGTTGACGTGTTCTTTGGCAACCGGAGGGTCACAACGTGAATAAAATCCCACCAGTAGAACGGGATGAACTGACGGGCGGTCTTACGACCGCTTGTGCAGGTCTTTGGTGTCAATTCCTTTCTGAGGAGCATAATTGGCAAGGTAATAGGTCACTATCAGAATATTACGAACGTCGCTCACAGGAGCTTATACGAAGCCCTAGGGGTGCTTTACACGACCGTAGGCTAGAGGAGGCCATAAAACGATGGAAGCGATAACTTTTCAAGACTTAGCGTTGATGATGATTACGACCATAGCGGTTGCGTCAATAACAGGAGGCGTGTTAGGCTATATCGTTCAACAGTGGAGGAACAAACCATGAGATGTAGAGCTTGCAATATAGAGCTTTCAGACTATGAGGCAACACTTAAGGACACCCAAAGCGATGGATATTTTGATCTGTGCTTAGAGTGTCTAACAGCAACACGTCAAGCAGTGTTTGACTTAGAACTGAAAGGAGAGTATAATGTTACTAAAGAATTCCAAAGTTCTAAGGAAGAACCTGAGGAGTAATATAAAAAAGATTAACGTAAAGAAGAAACTAATGTATACTATAGAGTATAGAGAGTTTTTGCATGAGGTTAAAAACGTAGGGTGACAGAGTGGCTATGTGATGGTCTGCAAAACCATAGAGACGGGTTCGATTCCCGTCCCTACGTCCACTTCAAGGAGAAAATATCTTGAATGATATTGCCACAGCGATTATACTATTAGAATTGCGGAACAGGGTTCGTGACCAGATCGAAGACCCTGAGCCACAATATGATGCCTTGCTGTCTACCATGTCAGCGACGCATTTGTTACAATTGGGAGAAATATTGAAAGATATTCCCCTTATTAACCCAGAACCTAAGGAGGTCTGATAATGTCAGTAATTAATGGAGTGGTCGCGTTCGCCAACTTGGACGCACATGAGGTCTACAACGGCCAATCAACGGGCAAGTATTCGCTTGTCTTGTCGCTTGACGACTCTGAAGCTGAGAAGCTTGAGAAAGAAGGTATCAAGCTGAAGATGTACAAGAATCAAGCACAACGTAAGTTCGCTACGAAGTTTGAGGACTTTGCGGTCATTGATAATGACGGTGAGCCTGTAAGCCGTACATCTGTTCGCTATGGCGACAAGGTGCGTGTCAAATATAACCTAGGCAATGAACACCCTGTTCACGGTGTCGCCCCTTACCTACAGGCGATTCGTGTCGTAGAGAAGGGCGAGGTCGAATTGGATGACGATGGAGAGTTCTGATGACTCGTTTGTTCGCCACGAGTCCTGTAAGAAGTGCGGGAGCAGTGATGCTCTCGCAGTCTACACGGACGGACATGGATACTGTTTTGCGTGTCAAACCTATTTTAAGGAGGCTACATCTGTGGAGACCGCTAGTAACGTTGTGTCGTACACTAAGCCAGTGGAAATGTATGGAACCACTCAAGCGATTCCAGATCGAAAGATATCAGAAGCAACTGCGAGGAAGTTCAACGTACATTCTGACGAACACTCGCAATATTATCCCTACTACAACGGACAAGGTTCACTAGTAGGGTGCAAGGTTCGGGAGGTCGCTACTAAGACCTTCCGTGCTCAGGGTGATCTTAAGATCAACACGATGTTCGGTCAGCAATTGTTCAACACGGGCGGTCGCTATGTGACTGTCGTGGAGGGCGAATTGGACGCACTGGCGGCCTATGAGATGCTTGGGCGTTACCCGGTTGTCTCTGTGTCCAAAGGTGCGGCAGGGGCTGTCAAGGACTTCAAGCAGAACCTAGAGTGGCTTGAGGGCTTTGAGAATGTGGTCATTTGCTTTGACAACGATTCTGCGGGGCGTGAGGCGGCTGAGAAGTGCGCTCAAGTACTGTCCCCCAACAAAGCAAAGATCGTCAACCTGACGGACTTTAAGGACGCTTCAGACTACCTGATGAACAACAAAGTCAGGGCGTTTACGGCTCAGTGGTGGGAAGCTAAGACCTACCGCATGACCGGAGTAATTACCTTGGAGGACGCTTGGGGTGACTTCATCAAGCGTGGAACTGAGGAGATCATCCCGTTCCCTGAGAGCTTTGGTATGCTGAACTCGATGCTGAATGGTGGCATTGCCGCAGGAGAGATCACCGTTGTAGGTGCATTGACTTCTGTTGGTAAGACCACTATGGTCAACGAGATTGCGTACCACTTCTGGAAGAACACAACCAAACGAGTAGGCTGTGCGTTTCTGGAGGCATCCAACGGGGAAGCTGTAGAGAATCTGTTGACGATCCACACCGGACACAATCTGTCGCTTGAGGATCGCAAGAACATTGACTTTGACAAGTTGCGTTCGGAGATCATAACAGACGGTCGGATACTGCTGTTGGATCACAACGGTGCTGTGGACACGGATGAGTTGTTCCTAAAGCTCCGTGCGATGGTAAAGGGTAGCGGGTGTGACGTGATTATCATTGATCCGTTACAGGCGGCTGTGACGAGTAACGAGAACAAAACCATTGATGACTTCATGGATCGACTTCTCAAGCTCGTCAAAGAAACCGATGTGTCCGTGATTATCGTCAGTCACATGCGTAAGCCTAGCCTGACGAATCCTCACAACGTCAACGAGTACGATCTCAAGGGGTCAGGGTCAATCAACCAGATTGCCTTTAACACGATCCTCCTGAGTCGGGATAAAATGGCAGAGGAGGAGTACGCACGGAATAGCACACAGGTGCAGGTGGTTAAGTGCAGACGCACAGGGATCACAGGCAGTGCAGGGTGGCTCTATTACAACGCCTTGACAGGTCGTGTAGAGCGTGGGGAACCGCCAGAGGTTCACGATGCAAATAACATAGAGGAGTTTTAATGCGCTGTATCTGGGACATTGAAACCGATGGCCTCAAGCCTAACGTCATATGGTGCTTGTGTGCCATCAAGGATGATAAGATGTATACGCTTGAGATGCCGACAAAGGAGATGGTAGAGGAGTTGTTTGCTGACGTGACTGAACACGTAGGCCATAACATCATCAACTACGATATCCCTGCGGTTGAGAGAATCCTAGGTGTACAGATAACTGGGGGCGTTACAGACACACTGGTGCTGTCACGTCTGTATAACCCAAGTTTGGAGGGTGGACACTCGCTTGCCGCTTGGGGTGAACGACTGAAATTTGCAAAAGGAGACTATTGTGATTGGACTGCGCTTACACGGGAAATGCTTGAGTACTGCCGTCAAGATGTTAGAGTTACTGAAAAAACTCTGTCCTTTCTTGAAAAAGCCCTTGACCCGTTTGGAGATACGTCTGTTGACTTGGAGCATGAAGTACAGCGTGAAATACATAAGCAAATGTCTAACGGATGGCTCCTCGATCAGAGACAAGCGTTTGACCTCGTTGCGGGACTAAAGGAAACACAGAATGAACTTGAGGATAAAGTACATGAAAAGTTTAAGCCGCTACCTACATTTGTTAAAGAGGTACAGCCAAAGTACAAAAAGAACGGTGACCTATCTTCTGTCGGTCTTAAGTTCCTCGGAGATTCTTGGGATAATGTCGGCGGTGCTTTTAGCCGTTTGGATTGGCCTGAGTTTAACCTAGGATCACGACAGCAGATTGGGAGGTATCTTAGGCGATTCGGTTGGAAGCCTCAGAAGTTTACGGAAACTGGTCAGCCTATTGTTGACGAAAAGACACTGGAGACTGTTACTAGTATACCTGAGGCACAGCTTATTGCGGAGTACCTCATGGTTCAAAAGCGGATCGCACAAGTCCAATCGTGGCTTGACGCAGTCGAGGATGACGGTAGAGTGCATGGACAGGTCAACGCCATCGGGGCAGTCACAGGACGTATGACGCACAGTAGCCCTAACATGGCTCAAGTACCTGCCGTAGGTGTTCCGTATGGGACAGAGTGTCGTGCGCTCTGGGTTGTTCCAGAGGGACGTAAGTTAGTCGGTGTGGATGCTTCTGGCCTTGAGCTACGGATGCTTGCCCATTACATGAACGATAAGGAGTATACGAATGAAATCCTCAACGGAGATGTTCATACAGCAAATCAAATCAATGCAGGGCTGTCTACACGCGCTCAAGCAAAGACATTTATATACGCCTTCCTATACGGAGCAGGAGACGCTAAAATCGGTTCTATTGTGGATGGAGGTCAGAGACTTGGAGCGAAACTTAGACAACGCTTTCTCGACAATACTCCCGCACTTGCAGAACTTAGAGAAAGAGTCTCCATTGCCGCCCAAAGAGGACACCTCCGGGGATTGGATGGCAGATGTCTTCACATCCGAAGCGAACATAGTGCCTTGAATACCCTTTTGCAATCAGCGGGTGCAGTGGTTATGAAGAAGGCTCTAGCTATCTTCTCTCAGTATGCTCCAAAGTGGAATCTGGACTACAAGCTCCTTGGGTCTATCCACGATGAGTACCAGATAGAAGCTAGGGCTGACCACGCTGACAAGGTGGGTTACCTGATGGTTGAATCTATTAAGGCCGCAGGGATTTCCTTTGATATGAAGTGTCCGTTGGATGGTGAATATAAAATTGGAAATAACTGGGCACAGACACATTAGTGTGTTATACTAATAGGATAGTAAGGAGATAGTTATGCCACAATCCATTTATAATATAGAAGACTTTGAGGAGCGACTCTCAGAGCTAACCATAGGCACGGAAGATGTCCAAAATTTGTTAGAGTTTGTTCGTATGTTAGATCGTAGGTTGAAGTTTCAACAGCAGAAAGTTGATATAGCGGCTAATATGCTTGGGCATAATATTATTAACGAGTGCTTACTTGAGATAGATCATGGATAAACAGATCAACACGCTCATAGACGATATCTATGAACTCATGCAGAACCGCAATACACCTAAGGGTGTGGACGTGGACGCTGAGATTGACCGCTTTGGCGAGGCCATGAAAGACCTTATGAAGAAGGAGTTTAAACCGGGTGGGTTCAGTGATGGCCGTAGGCTACGCCTGAGCGCCATTGGCAAGAACGATAGGCAACTATGGTATTCTGCTAATAAGTACACTCAGGAGAAGCTCAAGCCCCACAACTACATCAAGTTTATGTATGGGCATATGCTTGAGGAGTTTATCCTTTTCCTTACTAGGATGTCAGGACACACCGTAGAGGACGAACAGAAAGCCTGTGAGGTCGAGGGTGTCAGGGGTTCTATGGATGCCCGTATAGACGGTCGCTTGGTTGATATCAAGTCTACCTCAACTTACGGCTTCAAGAAGTTCAAGGATGCTACGTTGGCTTTTGACGATCCGTTTGGGTATGTGGCTCAGTTAAAAGCCTACGCTCACTCTGAGGGGGACACAAAGTACGGATGGGTTGCCATTGACAAGCAGAATGGACACCTATGTTACCTTGAGTATGATGAGGAAGACACACAAGCTCCTGTATACTCTGCCATTAGTTATGACATTGCAGAGCGAGTACGTCATGTAAAAAAGCTCGTGGAGCTACCGGAGCCACCGGGTTTGTGTTACGATCCTGTGGACGATGGGAAATCTGGAAACAAAAAGCTCACTACGGGTTGCTCGTACTGCGGTTACAAGCACCACTGCTACCCATCCTTAAGAGGATTTCTTTATTCTACTGGTATAAGGTTTTTAACCGATGTTAAGAACGAGCCTAAAGTTCAAGAAATCAATCTGGAGACTCCTCATGGCAAAGGCTAAGGGGAGGCCTCCTAAGGGCTACGACAGTTGGTTTGAATACGAACTGCACGTAGGTGTTCTAAAGGACTGTGACTATCATACTATGTCACGTCCGTACACACAAAAGAAAGAGTATGAACCAGACTTCATATTAGGTACGTACTTAATTGAAGCTAAAGGACGCTTCAGGGACTCTGAGGAAGCTCGTAAGTATATCGACATCCGCAGTAGTCTCTGGGCTGAAGAAGAACTTGTGTTTGTGTTTTATCACCCAGACACACCAATGCCACGAGCACGGAGAAGGAAAGATGGGACTAGATTCACAATGGCTGAATGGGCTGACAAAAACGGTTTTAGGTACTACACTGTCGAAACCGTTACTGAATTACTTAAGGAAGCGTAAGTATGCTAACATTCGCGGACGTATGTGATCGGCTAAAAAAACAAGATGAGATCAGTGTCTTGGAGGTGCTTGAGATCACCTCTGAGGAACTGGTCGATAGGTTCAACGATAAGGTCGAAGAAAAGCTAGATTACTTCATTGAGGATTTAGAAGATGAGTGATTTACATGAGATGGCTAGGAATCATCAATGTGGAGGATCACACTATACCAGTAAAAAAATACAGCCTTGGGATGCTATGGAATGTTGGATGACCGAAGAGCAATTCAAAGGATTTATTTTAGGTAATGTTATTAAATACATGGCACGTTTTCAAGAGAAAGGTGGCACGT